GTCGAGAGTGGGGTTCGAGGCAATTCGCAAAACAAATCTTCCCCCTGGCGGGTGGGTAGTAGGAGCACCACGTGACGACCTCGCGCGCAAAACGGAATCGCGGAAGTCAAGCTCTTCTGCGCACCGGGCACACGCTGACGAAGATCGCCGAAGACATGGGCGTCGGCATGGCCACGGTGCACCGCTGGGCTCACGGCCAAAAGAAGCCCGGTACAGCTCGACGGCCTGAGTTCAAGCAGCGCTACGGCATCCTCGAGACGTGGTGGGACGAGCCGGCGACAACGGTCGCGAAGGGAGCGAAAGCTCCACCGACCGATCAGCCCGAGGTGCCGCCGCTCGACGGTGATTCCCCGCCCACGGCCAACGAAGTGGCCGAGCTGGCTCGTCGCACGCTCACCGTGCAGAAGCGCGTCATCGAGAAGCTCGAAAACGACCGCGACGCCACGCCGCTCGAGCAGGCAAGGCAGATCGCCCACATCACGAGGTCGCTGACGGACCTCGCCAAGATCACCGGCGAGTTCGAGAGAGGGAGCTGGATCCTCAACACGCCCCTGTTCCGGGAGCTCGAGGGACACATCCGCGACGTGCTCAAGCTCCACCCAGAGGCCGCGCCTGCCGATGGCTGAACGGTTCGCTCTGCTCGAGTCTCGGTACCGCTGACCTCANGGGGAAGATCGAGTTTCCCCCTACTCGTTCCCCTATCGCTCCTTCCCCCTCGGGGAGGTCACGGTCGATGGGTGGACGCCGCATCCCAGCAGACGCGCACCGGAGGTCGACCTCGTCGTGCCTCCGCGACGCCCTGGGGACGCATCGCGGCGATCGCGGCTTCGATTGCCGTAGCGACGACCGCGCTCACTTGGCCTTCCCCTCGCTGGCGCAACGACCCGTCCGCCTTCGCGCGCGAGGTCTTGGGCGCGGAGCCCTGGTCGAAGCAGGACGAGATCCTCGCCGCGCTGGTTCCGCCTCGCTCCCGCGTCGCCGTGAAGAGCGGCCACAAGGTCGGCAAGTCGACGCTCGCGGCGATCGCTGCGCTCTGGTTCTACGGGAGCTTCGAAGACGCCCGCGTCTGCATGACCTCGACGACGGCGCGCCAGGTCGACGCCATCCTCTACCGCGAGGTCCGCAAGCTCTTCCGCGCGGCGAAGCTGCCGCTCGACGGCGAGCCCGCTGTGCTCGCGCGCTCGGGCATCAAGGCACCGGACTTCCGCGAGCTCACCGGCTTCACGGCTCGTGAGCCTGAGGCTGTCGCCGGCATCTCGGGCAAGAACATCCTCTACATCGTCGACGAGGCCTCGGGCGTGGCCGACGCCATCTTCGTCGCGATCGATGGGAACCGTGCTGCTGGCGCGCGCCTACTGCTGCTCTCGAACCCCACCCGCACCGAGGGAGAGTTTTTCGAGGCGTTCGAGAGCAAGAGCCATCTCTACAAGTGCTTCACCGTCTCCAGCGAAGACACCCCGAACGCGCGCGAGGACCGCGAGGTCATCCCCGGCCTCGCGGGTAGGGAGTGGATCGACGAGAAGCGCATCGAGTGGGGCGAGGAGAGCCCGCTCTACCAGGTCCGCGTCAAGGGCGAGTTCGTTCGCAACGAGACCGGGAAGATCATCTCGCTCCACGCCCTCGGCGAGAGCCAGGCGCGCTGGGAGGAAACGCCCGCGACAGGGCGGCTCATCATCGGCGTGGACCCGGCGGGCCCGGCGGACGAGGGCGACGAGAGCGCATTCGCGGCTCGCCGTGGCATGCGCCAGGTCGCGCTGATCGCGATGAACGGCCTGAGCGCCGGCGCGCACCTCGCTCACGTGCTCGGATTGATCGCCGAGCTCCGTACGCCTCGCGACGTGAAGCCCGCCGTGGTGCTCGACTCACTGGGCAAGGTCGGCGCCGAAGTGCTCGGCGTCTTCCGCGCTTACCTTGACGCGCACCCCGACGCCTTCGACCTCATCGCGCTTCGCGGCAGCGACAAGGCGCGACGCGAGCCCCAGGTCTACGAGCACCTCCGCGACGAGCTGTGGGCGCGCCTGGCGCAGTGGATGCGCGACGGCGGAGCTCTGCTCGAGGACACGAAGCTCGATCGCGAACTGACCGCCCCGCAATGGGTCGGCCAGATGAACGGCAAGCTCAAGGCGACCGACAAGAAGATCCTGCGCAAGATGCTCGGGCGCTCGCCCGACCGCGGGGACGCCACCTGCCTCATGGCGTGGGAGCCCGCGTCCTGGGACGAGCCCGACGTCCAGCAGACGGTCGCGCGCGGAGCCGGCAGCGACGACGACGATGACGACGTCGGTGGACACAGCGACCGCGTGTTCGACCCCTATGGCGGGAGGCTGTCGTGAGCCTCTGGCAAGCAGTCGCCTCGCTCTTCCTGCCCCCGCATCGGCGCATTGTCGTGCGCTCGCCCTACGAGGGCGACGTGGACCAGGCGCGACGTGAGCGTCCGCTCCCTACGACGACACAGACGCGCTGGTATCAGGACGACGTCGAGAACGCGATCCGCGCTGCCGACCAGGGAGACATGGGCCAGGCGGCCCGTCTCTCTCGGTCGCTGCGCCGCGACGGCGTGCTCGGAGGCGTCCTCTCGACCCGCACGGGCGGCCTGACGCGTCTGCCGAAGAGCTTCCGCGGGACCGAGTCCGTGGTCGCCGAGCTCACGAGCTTCGAGGAGCTGGGCATCGGCCTCTTCGACCGGATCTTCTCGGCGCGCGAGCTCGCGCTGCTCGACGGCGACGGCATCCTGCTCGGCGTCGGAGTCGGCGAGATGCTGCCGGTGCCTGGGCGCCGTGAGCCGGTCTTCGTGCGACTCGACCCCGAGTTCCTTCGCTACCAGTGGAGCGAGGACCGCTGGTTCTACCAGTCGACCGCGGGGATGCTGCCGATCACCCCGGGCGACGGTCGGTGGATCCTGCACACGCCCGGCGGGTACCTGCAGCCGTGGCAGTCGGGGCTCTGGGGCAGCCTGGCGCGCGCGTACGTCTCGAAGGACCACGCGTTCAACTACCGCGAGAACTACAACGGCAAGCTCGCGAACCCCGCGCGCGTGGCGACTGCCCCACAGGGTGCGACCGAGGCGCAGAAGCAGAGCTTCTTCCAGCGCGTCATGGCCTGGGGCGTCAACACGGTCTTCGGCCTCGTGCCGGGCTGGGACGTGAAGCTGCTCGAGAGCAACGGTCGCGGCTTCGAGGTCTTCGAGCAGACCATCGCGACGGCGAACGAGGAGATCATCATCGGTCTCGCCGGCCAGCTCGTGACCACCACCGGCGGCACCGGCTTCGCGAACGCGGGCGTCCACGCGACGATCCGCGCCGACCTCATCCAGGACGACGGCGACTCGCTCGCGACCACCATCAACACACAGGGCCTTCGCCCGCTGATCGATCGCTGGTTCGGGTCCGCCGCGCGCGCCGCGGTCGCCTGGGACACGCGCCCGCCCGCTGACCTCAAAGCCGAGGCCGACACGATCACCGCCGCAGCGAAGGCGATCGAGGAGAGCAACCGCGTCCTCGCGCCGTACGGCATGCGTGTCGACGCGCGCGAGATCGTCACCCGCTTCCGCGTCCCGGTCACGCTGATCGGCGAGGCAGCTGGGTCGCAGGTCTCGAGCGTCACCGCACCAGCCGACGAAGGCGCTGAGACCAGCGAGCTCGAGGAGGCTGTGGCCGAAGAGGTCGCCGCGAACGACGACGGCATCGTGACGGACGACGCCTCGGCGGCGCTGGCAGCGAAGATGACCGAGCACGCCGTCGAGCGTTGCGAGCACGGCTACTCGAACAGGTGCTGGCGCTGCGGCATCGAGCGCGTGCGCGACTTCGAGCTCGACGAGACCGGCGCTCCGACGTGGAGCATCGCCTGGCGGCCCATCGTGGCCGTCGAGGAGGCCGCGTGATCGTCCGCGCCTACGCTTTCAGCCCCGGGGTAACCCTCCCGGAGGAGATCCAGCTCTGGAACGTCGGAGACAACCCGACGGACTACGGCGTTCATCGGTGGACCGAACACTCGGTCGCCGTCGTCGGCGGTGAGTACGAGCGCCGGGGCAACCCGCTCCTCATCGACATCGACCACAACTGCTCGGAGCGCGAGCGCGAGGCACGTCGCGCGGCAGGCCTACCCGAGCAGCCTGAAGTGACCGGCGGTTACGCCCACCTCGAGATCCGCAGCGGAGCGCCATTCTTGCGCTTCGACTGGTCGGAGCTCGGGGCGGAGCAGATTCGCACGCGTCAGCGCCTGTTCCTCTCGCCCGAATACGGCGTCGACGAGAACGGCGTGATCGTGAGCTTGGTGCGCGTCTCGCTCGTTGGTGAGCCTGGAACGCACTACGCCCGCCAGCTCGCATCAATGCGGGCTCGGCGGGAGTTCGAAATGGTGCTCGCGTCCGCCAAGCGGGTCCGAGCGGAAAGGACCGTAACGATGGATCTCAAATTGGTCCTCGCTGCCATCCGCGCCGCGCTCGCGGCGGAGGACCCGGCGGTGACGAAGGAGTCGCTCACCAATCTGCTGGCGGAGCTCGAGAAGTCGGACGCCGGCCCCGAGAGCTCGCCCGGCGAGACGATGGCGGAGGGTGAGCCTCCGGCGCCCAATGCCGAGGAGCAGAAGGTCGCGAGCAACTCGGACATGGAGGAGAAGGTTTCGGCCGGCTCCGACAAGGAAGAGGAGAAGCCCGTCGCTGCCAAGGCTGCGAAGCCGGCCATGGGCATCGAGGCGAAGGCCGCTCTGCAGGCCCTCGAGAAGCGCATGGACGCTGTCGAGCGCGACGCGCTGATCAAGGCCGAGGGGCACCGCCTTCCGGAGTCGATCCGCGCGTGGGCTTCGCGCCAGCCGTCGAAGGTGGTTCGTAGCCTTCTCGACGCGGCGCCCGCTGGCGACACGAAGGTCGAGCGCGTGGCCGCGACGCGTGGGTCTGCCCACGTGACCGGCGCCCGCCCCACCACGTCCTCGGATCCGCGTCTCGACGCGGCGTTCGGAGGGCCGACGCAGGAGCCGATTCGTCGTGAGCCCGGGAAACTGGTGCTCGCGACGATGGACCAAAAGCAGGCGCGGGCGGTGCTCGCGACTCGTGACGGAGGTGCGAAGTGACCGCTCTCATCAGGGGGCGCCAGCGCGCTCAGGCCAAGTGGAAGAAGAAGGTCTTCACCCTCTCGGTGGGACACAAGGCCTTCAAGCATGGGCGCGCCGCGCTCGACCTCGCGACGCTCGAGGTCGTTCCGGCGGAGAGCTCACCCGGGCTGCTGAGCCTGGGATCGTTCCTCGATGAGGTCGACGCCACCAGCGTCGCCAAGCCGGTGGGCGTCGAGTTCGACAAGGAGCTGACGCTCGAGTGGTTCGCGAACGCGACCTCGACCGACGCTGTCACGGCCAATGACGTTGGGAAGCTCTGCTTCTTCCTCGACGACCAGACCGTGACGATCACCCCCTCCGGCCGCTCGAAGGCGGGTCGCGTGTGGGCGGTCGACTCGGCCAAGGGCGTGCTCGTCGAGGTCGGCATGGAGATGGCTCCGGTGCTGCTCGAGCAGCCCGACGTCGCCTCCTACACGGCGAACGACTGGGCGCCGGCGGCGGTGACCTCGGGTGCCGTCTACGACGTCCCGACGACCGGCGCTGCCTCCACCATCACGCTGCCCGCAGCGGCGCAGGACGGCACCATCGTCCACTTCGCCGCGGACGGCACGAAGAACGGCCACACCGTCCAGTACCGGGACGCGACGGGCCCCGCGAACCTCACCACCGCCCTCACGGCGTCGAAGCGACACCTCGTCACGTGCATCAAGCGCGACGGCAAGTGGGTCGCCAACGCGTACGTGTCGCCCTGACGTCCTGGAGACCTGAACCATGAGCCTCACTCCGGAGTTCCTCTTCGATCTGCAGTCGCGCATGCAGCTCGTGACCGAGGACGAATACGCGCGCCTCAGCAGCAGCCTCTGGTGGTCTCGAGTCGCCAAGATCAAGCAGTCGCAGTCGAAGAAGGAGATCGTCTCCTGGCTGCTCAACACCGCGAAGATCGAGGACCTCGAGCAGACCGGCGGCAAGGTGACCTTCGAGGACATCGTCTCGGACTACACGGAGTTCGCGCCGAAGTTCGCCGGCACCGGGCTTCGTCTGCCGAAGTCCGAGCTCGAGGACCACGACGGCAATGGCGTGGACCTCGCCGCCCATTGGGCTGCCGACGTCGGTCGATACGCCGCGTACTGGCCTCAGAAGATGGTCTCGATGCTGCTCAAGAACGGCGAGACCTCGGGCTTCAACAGCTACGACGGCGTCACCTTCTTCAACACCGCTCACCCGTTGAACCCGTACCGTGCGAGCTACGGCACGTTCGCGAACGTCTTCACCGGCGCCGCGGCGTCCACTCCGAGCACCGACCCGAACGACGCGGCCTACCCCGGCGCGTGTCGCCTCGACGACGGCGTCTCGGTGGATGTGGCGTTGCAGAACCTATCGAAGGCGATCGGATACATCCGATCGATTCGCATGCCCAATGGCGAGGACCCTCGCATGCTGAAGCCGGTCGGCCTCGTGGGCGGACCCGGGAGCATGGCGCGCATCGCTCAGCTCACCAATGCCAAGTTCATCGCCCAGGCGGCGAGCTCCGGCGGCGGCTCGGGCGACGTGGAGATGCTCATCCGTACGCTCGGCTTCACGGAGCCGATCATCGCGGACGAGTTCGCTGGCTTCGAAAGCAACGGCACGCACTTCCTGATCTGCGAGCAGATCAGCACGAGCGGGCTGGGCGGCCTCGTCTACGTCGATCGCGAGCCGTTCTCGGTTCGCTACTACGACAACGTCACCCAAGCCGAACTCGGTCGCATGGACGACCTCGAGTGGCACATCAAGGGCCGAAACGTCGCGGGGTACGGCCACCCCTACCTGATCTTCAAGCTCAAGGCCTCCTGAACTCGAAGTCGGACAGCCCTCGCCCCGGTAGGCCTCGAGCCCCGGGGCTGAGGGCGTGAAAGCACCACAATGGCGATCCTCACCCTCTCCAACTTCCGCGCCAACACGGTCATGCCCGTGCAGGACGTGGACATCGTGGAGGCGTCGGAGCCTGGGTACATCGAGGCGCGCGGGCGACACCACGAGGCCCGCATCAATGCGCGGCTCTGGAAACGCTACGCCGTGCCATTCGATTCGACGTCGCCGCCGGCGACCGTGCTCGGCTGGCTCGTCGACCTGGTGACGCTCGACGCGTACCGCAAACGCGGGTTCAACCCGTCGAGCGCACAGGACCAGACCATCATCGACGACGCAACGCGCGCGACGGCCGAGGTCACCGAGGCGGCGAACAGCGAGACCGGGCTCTTCGAGCTGCCATTGCGAGAGAACGCGCCCGGTGTCGAAGGCGTCAGCCGAGGCGGCCCGTTCGGCTATGCCGAGGCCTCGCCCTACACGTGGATGGATCGACAACGAGAGGCGGTGCGCCGTGAGCGGTGAGGCCGAGCTCGACCGCATCATCGCCGAGGTGCGAGGCCTTGGGCTCGTCGCCGAGCAGGCCGCGCCGATCGTCGCCGCCGAGCTCGAGGCGTCGCTGCGCGCGAGCGCGGCCGCAGGCACCACGCCCGACGGCACGCCCTGGGCGCCGACGAAGAGTGGCGGCCGCGCCCTCAAGAACGCGCCCGCAGCCATTCAAGTCGTCGTGCTCGACCCGAAGACCGTGCAGGCCCAGGTGAGCGGTCACCACGTCTTCCACCACTACGGCACGAAGCGGAACGAGAAGCGGCAGATCATCCCCGAGAGCGGGATGCCCGAGAAGCTCGGGCAGGCGGTGCGGCAGGGCCTCGTGAAGGCCTGGCGAAAGGCGGCGCC